CCTCCAAAGTGCCGGTTGACGGCAATCCGGCGTCGCGTTCCTCGATATCCAACGCCCACGTCATACTGCCCGGAAACAGCTGCTGCGTAATGTCGAGCATCTGCTCGCGCTGCGCGTCGTCGAGCGACTGGATCGCGGCAAGCAGGTCGCACACCCACTTGTCCGTGCGGTACGCCACTGGCAGGCTTTTCCGCATGTTGTCAAACTCAGCCATAGGTAATTGTCACCTCACCCAGTACCGGACACTCGCGCTCTGCGATTGCGATATTCACGATGCCGCCGGACACTTTCAGACCGGCATAGTCGATCACGCCCGGCGTGTCCATGATGGCCGCACCGATCTGTGCATAGCTGATGTAGTCCTGGGTAAAGACCGTGCCTGCCAGATAGGCTGCAACGCTCTCCTTGATGCCGGACGTCAGGATGTCCTCGGTCACGGTGTCCGATTTGGACACCGTGCAGCTGACCGTGATGGCCTTGCCGGTCGCGGCAGTGACAAAGCACTGTGCACCGATGGGCGCTTGTCCCCTACCGGCTCCCTCGCTGTCCGGGTCGATGTAGTCCTGCACCGACTTCACCAGTGCAGGCGATGCAGGCTGACCGGCGTTGTCGGCAATTACCACGTCAACCGTGTTCGCCCCCTGTACGCGTGGGAACACCTTGACATGACCGACACCGGCCACCTCCAGCGCCCACTGCATGTAGTGGTAGATGTTGCCCGACGTAGCAGGCGTGCGCATCACGACCAGATACCGCGCATAATACTCGCTGTCCGACTCCTCGACATAGCCGCCGCCGATCGGCTCAGGGTTATCACACGCCGCAATGCCCTGCACCGCCACCGGCATCTGCGTCACGCTGTGCGCGGGCAGGTTGCCTGCCGTGCCGTCCACCGTGCAGGTGACCGGTACAGTGCCCTCGCCCTCAATGGCTACGGTCTCGGTTGCGTAATACTGGACACCGCCGCCGGACTCAAACAGCGTGCCCTGCTCGACCGTGCCTGTGCCGGTGACGGTCAGGCTGCCGTGGGCAAAGGTCGCGGCCTTGCGCTCCAGGCCGGAACGCGGATAGATGTAGCGGTCAAGAGCGCTGTCGTGCAGGTTTTCGGGGTCAAGCTGCTGTTTGGCCTCGTCGATGGCATCGTCCGTGCCCTCCATGCGGAGCGACACCGCCGCCAGCAGGTCATAGGTCGGGAAACCGATGGTTTTCTGATAGCTTTCCGGCATTGCCGCAAGCATCTCGTCTAAAATCTCACTCGCTGACATACGTCGTCACCTCCTCACTCTCTCCGCTGTGCAGGCGGACCGTGAAGCGTACCTCCACGCCGCGCCGCACGCGCGTAAACTTAAAACTGTCAAGTGACCGGATGGCCGGACAGAACGCAGCGGTCTCCCGCACGTTGCGCTCAATCTCGGCAAAAATCCAGCCCTCCGGCACGCGCCGGTCAAGGCTGACCGCCTCCACGCCCGGCTGGGTCGTGCCGCTCGTCCGGTAGATTGGGATTGCACCCGGTTTCTGGCGCAGCATCAGCTCAAGCCACTGCTTGACCGCCTCAATGCCCTGCCGCTCGACCAGAGCGCCGTCGATCAGCTGAAAACTGCCCGAGCGTCCGTCCTCATGGAACACAAACTCCGGAGAGCGCCCAATGCTCTCCGCAACCTGCGCGGGCAGCTCCTCCGGAATGACCGGAAACACATCGGCCATAGTCGACACCTCCTATAAAGAATCTAAAACCAGCAGCTGTGCCCCATGCAGCAGCGCCGCCGCCTGCATGCCGACCTCCCACGTTTTGCTTTTTGCCGTGGCGGTCATAATCAGGCCAGTGCTGCTGTCAAACTTCAATTCTTTGTCCGCAATGGCAAAGATCAGCTTGGGCGTTACCTGCACGACCTCTGCCCTGTACCACGGCTGCGGCTGCCCTGCCAGTGCGGCGCGGATTGCGCCTTTGATGGCCTGTGAAAGCGCCGTATCCCATGCCATAGGCACGCACTCCTTTCCACATCTTCCACAGTGTTATCCACAAGTATACAATATCTTGTGTTATCCCCACGGCGTACAGAAACCGGAAATCTCCGCGTAACTGCGAGTAACACGCTTGACAGAGTTGCTGCAATTGCCCTCAACGGTTTCGCAGCTTGATGCTCCGGCAGAAATTACAATGCCGATGTGTCGGTCGCCCTGAATCATCAGGTCACCCGCCTTGGGCTTGTAACTGCCCGCCGCTCTGTACTTGCCGCGCGCCTTGAAATAGCTGCTCATATCGCCAACGTAGCCGTAGCTTGTCGGGATAGGTGCGCCGGACTTATACGCACACCAGCAAACAAAATAAACACACCAGGCGACACCGTTGTGACCGGCCCACTGGCCGTACTTGTTGATGTCCTTGCCGGACTCCTTGTATCCGACCTCGCCCAGTGCCGTGTTGATAAACGACACCGCACTGCCCGAGCTGCCGCCCGAGCCGCCGATGATCGCAGAGCCGTTTTTGCGTCCCCAGCGGTTGCATTCAGCGTTCGAGGACATCAAGAGGTCGAAGTGGTACACGCCGTTCTTGATCTGGATCGCACCGCCGCGGTCGTTGACCGTGAAGGTCGTGCCGTCGAGGCTTGTGCCCGTGTCGCGCACCGTGATTTTGGTGCCAAACGGCACAGACGGCGGTGCGGCGCAGGTGTGCTTGCTTGGGTCGAGCCTGTTGCCCTGTGCATCCAGATAACCGCCCTCCAGCGCATTGTTAGCCGGATAGTAGGCGGTAAACAACGCCTTGACAATGGTGCCGCCCGAGCCGCCGTCACTGCCGCCGGACAGATCCGGCAGGCCGAACACCTGCACCTTGTCCGTGCTGGCGGCCTTGATGGCTGCCGCGTCAGTCTTGCCCTCGGCGGCGGCTCGCACCTGCTCGAGCGCCGTGATTTCCAGCGCCATCGTGTGCCCTGCACCACCGTAGTGATGCTCCACGCGCGTAATGCGGAAGTTGCCCTTGATGCCAAACGCGGGCGAGTTGAATCGCAGTACCACGCCGCTTGTCACCTCATCACAGCCCCAAATCTCGGAGATAGAGCGGGTCTGTCCTACCTTGTCGGCATTTTTCAGCAGATTTTTCACCATCTGCCCAAGCACAGCCGTGCCGGGGTTCTCGGTCACGGTCTCGATGTGCTGCATAAAGCCGTAACGTTTGACAGACGCCGCGTTGCTGGCCTGTGCGCCGATGTACGCCTTGCCGTCGTCCTCGGCGGCAATGACAACAGCGTTGTAGGTGTCCTCAATGCTGTCCTCGCCGCTCACCTGACCGAGCGCCCAGGTGATGTCAAACGCGGCGATATTTTTCGCCGGCTTGTGGTATGCCTTGATGGGCGCGGTCGGCAGCGCTTCCACCACCAGACCACTGTCACCGACCCTGTGGCGATAGCCCTTGCCGGTCGCGGCGGTGCAGGTGTCCAGCACATCGCTGATAATGTCGGACGGCGTAGAGCCGGTCCACAACTGCGTGATCTTGGTCGGCAGGCTGCACACCTTTCCGACTGTCACGCCCGCCTTGGCACACGCCTTGCGGATGACCTGATCGGCGGCAAGGTTGTTGACCTGCAGCACGATTTCGCTCTTATTAAGATACCAGCCGCGGTCATAAGCGGTAACACCGCCGTCCAGCGTCACCGTGATAATGATGCCGGAAAAGACCGTTTTGCCATGATTGGTCACACGAACCTTGTCGCCCGGCGCGAGCGCCAGCTTGGGCGTGTACTTGTCCCACGGCGAGAGAAACGTCGTAAACGTCAGCTCTGCCGCCAGCGTGTCGAGGTCGTCCGTCAGCGTCATGTCACTCGCGAACGCGGTAATGTCGCGCGGCTGTGCGCCGTCGCGGTACAGCACGAGCCTGTGCTCGTCTACATAGCCTGCCGCCATGCGGCGCACCTCCTCACGTGATAAATCTGTATTCTGTCACGGCGATGGAATACTCCAGATCGCCGTTGCGGCGCACGGTGACGTCAAAGCTGTTCACCGTCACCGGCATATTAAGCCGTGCCGCACCCTTGCTGTCGAGTACGATCAGACGGAACGGCACCTTCTTGTCGCGCCACCGATCGAAGAAATCGACATACGCCCAGCCGTCCGCAGATGCCTCGGGCGGCATAAACGGATATCGGTGCACCGGCAGCAGTGCCGTCCACTCCATGTGCCGCAGACCGAGCGTGCCGATGCGTCGATAGTCTCGACTCAACCCCTCGTAGGTCGCGTGATGCTGCTCCGGCTGCGGGATTGGGAAATCCGGCGGACAGTGCGGCAGCGTCCAAACCTCCTCGTTGTTGTTGACCGAGATGATAATCTTGTACACGCACCGCACCTCCTTATGTGTTGCCGAGCGCCGCCAGGACCTTGCGGCCGACGTACTCACCGACCTGTTCAGTGTACTCCCGGTTGCCAATCACGTTGCCCTGGATGGTGACGTTGACCGTCACGCTCCGACCGCCTGCCGCCTTGACAGACACATCATGCGGGATGATCTGCGTGCCGCTCGGCAGGTTCATGATTTCGCCGCCGCGCTCGTTGACGCGGGTCAGACCGCCTCGCCAGTAGGACGTGCCCATGGCGTTGCCGTCCAGCCGATCGGCAATCCACGACACGGCATTCTTGCCGCCCTTGTAGATGGAGCCGAGGATCGGCACACTCTCGATTTTCTGGTCAAGCCACGAGAAGAAGCCCGCGACCTTGTCCTTCGCCGCCGAAAAAGCGCCCGTGATGCTGTCCCTGATGCCGCCGAACGCTGTTTTTATGCTGTTCCATACCTCTCCGGCCTTGGCCTTTACGGTATCCCAGTTTTTATACAGCAGCACACCGACCGCGATTGCGCCCTCGATCAGCAGGATGACCGCGCCGACCGGGTTTGCGCTCATCGCGGCGTTCAGCCCGGTCTGCGCCGCCGTGGCCGCGCCTGTCGCGGCTGTCTGACCGCCGAGCACGCCGGTCATCGTCAGCACGGTCTTTCCCATGCCGAGCAGCGCCGACGCGCCGCCCGCGACGCTCTGGTTGAACTGCGCCAGCTTGACCAGCCCGAAGGCCACGGCCAGCAGCTTGACGCCGGTCTTGAGTCCGTCCGCGTGTTCCCGACACCAGTCCATCGCGTCCCCGGCTCTTTGCAGACCCTGCGTAAAATTCTCATCAAACTGCTGTTTGAGCGCAGACAGATCAAGCCCCTCGACCCATGCGCCGAAGGCTTCCGCCTTCTGCTGCACCCAGTCGAGCGCCGATCCGGATCGGATCGAGCCGTCCTCGGCCGCGCCCGCCAGCACCCACAGCTGATTTTTAACCTTGGAGCTGGTGTCGCCGACCTTAGCGAGCATCTCGTCCAAGGTCGCATGATTACGCCGCGCATTGACTACCTGCTGGTTGTTCGCATAGAAGCTGTCAGCGGCCTTGTCATAGGTCTTGGAGAGCGTATCCATGATCAGCTGATTGCGCTTGGATACGTCGGTCGTCTGCTCCAGCTTGGCGTTAAAATCGTCTTCCATGATACCGACCCAGTTGAGCGCATCCGCGAAAACGCCGGTCACCTTGCCTGTGCGCGCGGTCTCGTTGGCGCTCTCTACAAGACCCTCGATTGGCAGCGAATCGCCAAATGTGCCGTGCACGCCTGCGGCAATGCGCGTCCACTTGGTTACCTCTTCCTCGTTCTTCGCCATGTTGGCGAGCAGCTGCGAGGCTTCGGTTGCGGTGTCCGTATCACCCAGAATGGCGTAGAAATTACGATAGCTCTTTCGAGCCGTGTCTGCGGAAAGACCTGCCGCCTGGAATCCGGCGTTCAGCTTGCCCTGCGCAACGCGGTATTCCTCGGTCGCGCCGTCAAGTGCAATAAACGCAGCGGTCATGCCTGCAACAGCCGCACCGGCAGCCTTGACACCCTTCTTTGCAAAATCCCCCAACGCCGTGAGCGATTTATTTTTGAATGCGACCACCTTGCGGGTGGCCTGCATCATGCTGTCATCAATATTCTTGCCGGATTTCTTAGCCGCCTTAGCTGCCGCTACCAGACCGCCCGACATCTCATCCTTTAGCGTCAGGACGGTATTGATTACTTTGTTTTTAGCCATTGCCGTCCTCCTTTGGGTTGTACGCCAGTGCAATACCGGATGCAATCAGCCACCGGTTATCCTCATACCAGCGCGCCCGGCCTTCCCGCAGCACTGCGCGGTCCGCAAGAGACATCTGCCGGATAGCTTCCGGCGTTATGCCTCTCGGTGCGTAAAATGCTGCAAGGTCGAGCACCGGGTCGCGCTCGATCAGTTTTTTACGGTGTCGGTCCTCGTAGTGTCCGGTGTGCCGTCAGCGGTGCGCGGACCGATCAGACCGAGCCAGCGATACAGCTTGCCGCCCAGCTGGTCAACCTCGTACGGCTGCATCAGCGTCCAGACGGTGTCATACGGGTCGGTAACACCCAGAGCCTTGTGCAGCTCCGGATCCTGCAGATCCGGACAGCAGTCATAGATCAGACTTGCGCAGGCGCGTACCGTGTCTGCCGCACTCTCGGACAGCATGGCTTCGGCATAGCTCAGCTTGGCATCCACGCTCGGCTGTACAAAGGTCAGCATTTCGCCGGCCACTTCAAACTGCTTTGCGTTCTTGCGGTCCTTTGCGCGCTGCTCGGCTTTCGCCGCCAGCGCGTCCAGTAACTTCTTGTCCATGCTTTACTCCTTCTTAAATCGTCTCAAGAACCTCGAAGTGACCGAATTTGAACGGCACTTCTTCCTCAATCTTGCTCTTCTTCTCGAATTTGGCGAGATACATCTCGTCGATGGTCACATCGCGGTACGCGATGCGCTCGACCTTGTTCGTGCCCTTCTGCTCGAGGGCAGTGATAATGGTCATCGTCGGCATCTCGCCAGTCTGGAAGGCGTCCGCCATCAGCTTCAGCACTTCCGAGTCGATCTTGAGCATCGTAAACGTGCCCTCGCCGGAATAACCATTATAAATGCGATAGGTCGCAGGGTCACCGCAGTTGTTGACCTCTTCAAAGTCGCCGGTGACCTTCGCCTCCACGCTCTGGAGTGTGGAAAGGCGCTGGCCGTTGAACCACATATTGCCCTGATTGGAATGGAGCACGCGATTCGGGTTAAAACTATCCATATGTACCTCCTTATGCCATCGCGATCGGGAAAATCAGGTCGGTCATACTGCCGAGAATCTTGACGTTCGCCGTCAGGTACACCGTCCTCTTAAACGGATTTGCCTTGACGGTATCATCGTCCCAGTCGGCAGCCTCGCTCTTGCCGGATGCCACCCACGCCGCGCGCTGCGCGTCCGTGTCGATGCTTGCCGCATTGGCGTAGTCGGGGTCGAGGATATTCTGCTGCATGAGCTGGCGGAAATACGAGCTGTTGAGCGCCGCGACAAGCATCATCTGGTTATCGCGGCTGTTGCGATAGTTGCCGAGGTAGGTCTCCCGGAATGTCGCCGCAATGTCGTCCTTCATCATGTCCATTGCTTCCACGGTTTCAATGAACTGCATATCTTCGGTTTTGGTCTTGCCGTCCGTGGTCGTCATAGAGTTAATGCCCTGTGCGATACGCACAGTATTGTCCTCACTGTTAACCAGAATGAACTTACCGCTGCCAAGCGCCGCATCGTTGTCCTCGACCTCCTGCACCTCGGACAGATTGGAGCACTGATAATTGGTGCTGCCTCTCGTCACGTTGCAGACTGCGAAAATGCCGACAAGGCTCGGCAGATACGCTACGCCGTCCTTTTCCCCGCGATCATCGGAGAACGTGACCTTTTCGTTGATGAAATTGACAACGTGCATATCGTCCGGCGCGGTCGTGAGACCATGGCAGACCGCCTTGTAGCTCTTCTTCTTGGTGTTGTCCTGCGTCTTGACCCACGCAGACAGCGCCAGAGCGTCCGCGACACTCTGACCGGCGATGGTCAGCCAGCCGGTTTTCACGGTGCGGCCGATCTCCGCGAGCGTGTCGGCGAGTGCGCCGTCCGAGTCTGCGCGGAACACGTGTGCCTGATACGGCGCAAAGCCGAGCAGGTCGCAGATCGCGGCGTAATTGTCTGCGGTGTACAGGCTCTCGTCCGCCTGTGCGGCGCTGAGGTCACTGTACTGCTTGTGCGTGAAGCTCTTATCCGTATCGTCGCGCACGATCAGGATTGCGATGCCGCGTTCCGAGCGTCCGATGAGCGACACAGCTCTCTGCTCAAAGCTGATTTCGATTTTCGGCATTGTAATTGCCATTGGTTTTACTCCTCCTCTCAGTATTCGAGGGCTTCCATCATTTCTCCGGTTTCGGCGGCGCTCTCGCACCAGCTGAGTGCAAACTGGAGCACCAGCACACCGAGCGATATGGTCGTGCTGACCGTATCGTCCGGCACCAGCACGATCTCGCCGGTGTCGATACCGGTTTCAAGTGCTGCAATCAGGCGTTCCGCCATCTCACTGCACTCCTCGAGGTACTCCACCCGCTCGGCGGGATAGTACCAAACGTCCACGTCGATCGACCGCTCCCGCGCACCGCCGCAGGCGGCGTTTCCCTCTGCCGGGAATATGTCGATCTTGAAGGACGGACGCACCACGGGTTTATCGGTGTCCGATTTGAACACCGGAACACCGGGTGCTGCTTGCTTTAACAGCGCGGTCAATGCCGCGCGTACTTCTCGAATTGTCATATTTTATCTATCAACTCGTCGATCACATCTTCACAAGCCGAAGCAAATTCCGGCTCAAACTCGTCCTGCGCTTTCTCAAAAACGCCGAAGCCCTTGACCTCACCGACCTTGCGGCCGATGCCTTTGCCGGGGATTACGCCGTGGCCGTTTCCCTTGCCTTTTCCGGGATTGACGGTCTGTTCATGTCCATCTTCAATCAGGTGCGCATGCGGTGCACCTGAATAGACACGGACGCTCATGGCGTTAGCATTTGCCTCAGTCCACACCTTTCCGCGTTTGATGCGCTTGTTGTAGTTGCCGGTGTGCTGCTTAATGCCGAGCGCCCGTACCTTTGCTTTGGTCTTGCGTTTAAGCTTGTTGCCCTGCTTCTGCAAAAACTTTCTTTGAGCCTTGCTGGCTTCTTTTGAAGTGAGAATGAGCTTTTCAGAAAAGCCATACAGTTCGGAAATGTCAAATCCGTCACGCATCTTCAACCACCAGCTTCAGCATGACCTCCAGACGGTCGCGGCGCTTGTAATGCGGCTGCCAGTACAGCACATCGTACCGCTGACCCTCGTAGACAAAATACGTCGCCGTGGTCAGTCTGCACGAGCGCGGCCGGATGGTCAGCTTGTGCGTGACCTCGGCACGAACCGTATCGCCCGGCAGGGTTTCGTTCCTGCCGGACATGACAGTCAGCGCACCCCAGATCTTGCCGTCCTCGGTGTACTGCCAGCAGGTTTCGCCGATGTCGTTTTCAATCTGGTGCTTGTTAAACACCGTCAGGCGGTGTCTGAGATCATTGGTCAGCGCCATTTGCGCCCTCCTTTTCCGGGTATCGGCTGGACAGGGCGATGTGGTTGAGCAGGGTCTGCACGGTAAACGGCACCTGTGTCACGCTCGTGTCCGTGACAGGCGTGCGGTTTTCGTACCAGTGCGCCGTCAGCTGGAGCACAGCCGTGTCGAACAGCTCATCACTGTCCGACGGCGGCTCCTTGCCGGTCATATCCCGGACGGCAGTGTCTGCCGCCCGGATCAGGCTCTCAATCAGCTCGTCCTCGTCCGCATGGTCGATGCGGGCGTACAGCTTAAAGCGGTCAAGCGTCAGCATCAGGCGCTCGCCTTCACGAGCTTGCGGACTGCATCCGCCTGCGACGGCTTGCAATCGAACATCGCGCAGCCGAGGAACAGGAACGCATTGGTCTTGACGTCAAACGTCGAGGTAATGGTCACGTCCTCCGGCATATTGCCGATGACGGTGGACAGGTCAGCCAGATACGCCTCGTGGTCACCGATGCGCTCGTCGATGAGCACCGGATAACCGTAGATGTAGTAGCTGCCGCCCTCGATACGAACGAGGTCGTTCTTGGACTTGTCCTGCAGCGGCATGAAGTCGGTGAACAGGGTTTTCTTGCTCATCAGGAACTGTGCGCCTGCATCATAGCCGCCGGGCAGCAGTGCAATCAGGTCGAGCACGTTCTGGTTGGTCAGTGCGGCAGTCTTGCCGACAGTGACCGAGTTGGTCGCGCCCCAGGTGTTCGCCTTCTCGATGCCGGTGCCCTGATTCGTGCCGGTGCCCTTGATGATGGTGTCCGAGATCAGCTTTGCGATCTTCTTGGCGAGCATATCGGTCAGCCAGTTCTCGAATACGTCGAGCGCCATCTGCTGTACGGACTTGGAAATCTGCACGAGCTTGGTGATCTCGTACGCCGACAGGTTGATCTTGGTCAGGCCGGTGTCGGTGGCAGTGATAGCCGCATTCTCGGTGTGGTATTCTGCATCCGCCTGCTCGCTCTCAACCGCAAAGGTCACATTGCCCGGCACGCGCAGCAGCGTTACCTTGTCCAGCAGCGGTGCGTACTGGTGCACCTTCTCGATGATGGTGTTCGCGGTCTGGGTCGGAACCAGCGGACCGGCGGAAGCCGTTGCGGTAGACCATGCACGCTGCTCGGTTTCGGTCAGCTCGTTGTTTGCCAGCGTTTTCAGCCATGCGGAGCGGTATTCCTCGCTCGAGCGGTCATACTCGCGCTGCTCCGGCGGAGTCGGCTGCGGCTGGAACGTGCGTACCTCGCCGCCCGCACCGTTTGCGATCTTGTTCAGCAGATTGCGGCGCTGCTCTGCCTGTCCCAGCAGGGTCTTGCGCTCCTCGAGCAGACGATCGGTTTCGGTGCTCAATGCGTCAAGGTCTGCACCCTCGCTGTCCATCTCGGTGCGGATGGCTGCCAGACGCTCCTCGATCTCGGTCATGCGGTTCTTGCCTGCAAAAAACTGCAGGCCGACCTGATTGCGGAAACCGCCGAAGATCGCCTGCTTGTTCTGATTCTTGCTCATTTACTTTTCCTCCTTTGTAATACCATAGGTTTTCAGCTTGAGTTCCAGCCTGCGGCGCTTGTCCGCCTCCGCGTGCTCGCGCTCGGCCTCCGCCTTTGCCCACGAGCGTGCCGCAATACTGGTGCCGTCGTACGCCGGAATATCCACCGCCGCTACATCAAACACCCGCTTGAAACCGGTAATGCGGCGCAGATGCTTTGCGCGGTCATATTCCTGCTTGTTGACGGTGAACGCGAACGACATCTGATCCAGATAACCGCCCCGGATTTCCTCGTAGAGCCTCCGCCCTTCCTCGGTGCCGGACAGGTCAGCCGAAATACGCAGACCGCGTGTGTCCACAGTCAGCTGTAAGGTGCCGTTCTTGGTTCGTGCCACGGGTTTACCCCCATGGTTATAATTCATCACGACATCGCGCATCTCCGCTCCCGTAAACGCGCTCCTGTCGATGACTTCCTTGTATTCGATACCGTCGTACTCGTACAGCACGGTCTCCTCGTCGAAAACCGCCGCATACCCTTCCACACGGTACTGCTTATCCTCTTCCCCCGTGTCCAGCGCCCGCACCTCAAAAGTGCGGTAATCACGGGTTTCCGGTGTGATCGCCATTGTCGCCCTCCTTTGACGTATCGCCCACGGCGTCCAGATTGGACACCTCTGTGTACTCCTTGCGGATGTAGTGCTTGTCGCCGTCCTCGACCGGACTCATATTGAAGATCTCCAGACCCTGATTGTGGGTCAGGAAGCCGCGGTCGAACAGCTGCGTCACGACATTCAGCTTGGTCTGGTTGCTCGCATACTGCAAACGGTTCGCCGTTGCGATGATGGACGCACCTGCCGCGATTTCCTCTGACGTAAACGTCATAGCCGTCAGCACCAGCGACAGCTGAATGGCAAACGGCTCAATAAATCCCTCGTAGTAGGCGTTCCACTCATCCTCATTGTAGGTGTTGGTGAGGATTTTCTCGTTAGTGCCGAAATACTCGAACACACTCGCGCGGATCAGCTCCTGCTGCTTGGGATTGACGACCATTGCCGCCGACTCGATCTGCTTAACGTCCGCGTACTTGCTGTCGAACATGGCAACGCCGGTCGAATTACCGGCCAGATTGTCCCGCGCAAAGCGTTCGCGCTCGGCAGTGATGTCCTTTTCCTTGAGATTGCCGTTCAGACGAGCCAGGAACCGAATGGTCGTTGCATTCTTGATGCCGTTGATAATGCCCTCGGCCTGCGTCTGCGCCATCTGCATGGTCGGCATGAGCGGCCGGTTGTCCGAGCCGAAGAAATCGTCCTCGTACTGGTGCTGGGTCAGGATACCCGCTCGGTTCAGCTCGATCGCGGCCTTTTGACCGCCCCAGAAGCTGTACTGCAGATACGGCTCACCGCCGAACTCACGCACCGAGGACTGCTGCGGCAGTACCGGATAATAGCCGATCAGCCGTCCGGCACTGTCCTCCATCGGCACGATAAAGGCGTTGTTCTGCACCAGATAGATGGTCGCCAGCCGCGCAAGGAACTTGCTCGCATCCATAAACGGATTGGGCTGCATCCCGAGCACGCGCCGCAGATCCGGCCGGGCATCGCCTGTCACCTCGAGGTGCAGCTTGCTGCAATGCCGCGCAAACGCCGCAATGGCCGCCCGCGTCAGCTCCATCTCGTACAGACCGCCGCGATAGGTCGTGTAGACCGGCTGGTAGGCGGTCAGTGTCTTAAAATATTCCCTCGTTGCTGTGCCGCCGGGCGGCCTCCGCGGGAACAGCTTTTCCAAAAGCCCCAATGTACTTACGCCTCCTCGTTCATCGTTACATAGTCATCGTAGTGGTCCTGCAGCACCTTGTACGCGCAGATCAGCGCAACCGTGCCGTCAATTCTGCGGCGGCTGTCCGTGATCTTGACCGGCTGAATGTTGCCGTTGATGTCGGTGCGGACCTCGGTGTTGACCATGCACCACTTGTCGATCGGGTTGTTATTATCGACCACCAGACCGGCGCCGAGGTCGGCCTTGAGGTCCTTCATCGGCTGGGACAGGCTGAGCGGGCCCTGCCGCACCGGTATCATGCACTGCTCGCCAAACTCGGCCTTGAAGCGGTCGAGCAGGCTGTCGTCAATATGCCACGGGTCGTAGCCGATGTAGCGGACGTACAGATCGTCCTCCTCTTTCAGTTCCAAGAACCAGTCGAACATGACCTGCTTGTCCACCTTGTTGCCCGGCACGGCGCGCATCAGGCCGCGCTTGACCCACAGGCTATACGGCACGCTGTCGCGCTCGCGGCGGTTGCCGGCGGCGGCGTCCGCGTCCAGTACGCGCTGCGGCAGCCAGTACATACTCCGGCGGTAAATCTTCGGGTCGCCCGGCCGCTGACAGATGGCCGTTGCCGCCGCAAGGTCGATGCTGTCTGCCGCGTCCATGCCGCCGATGGCATAATCAAACGCAATGCTGAATGTTTCCGGATTGGAGCACTCTGCCCAGGTCAGCCAGCTCGTCGCGGCGTTCTCCTTGAGGTTGAAGTCCTTGACCAGCACGGTCGGCAGGAAGGACGGATCGTTGTCCGCCTTTTTGACCATGCGCCGCAGGTAGTCCACCTTCTTGATGGTACCAAGTCCGGGATTGGCCTTGATCCACATTTTCTCGCTGCGGTACTCGTCCCGCTCGTCCAGCTCGTAGATCCATGCCAGGAACGTGTCATCGTCAATCGAGCCGTCAATCACACCGGCGGCATACTCGTACTGGGCATCGAAAATGCTCTCGCGCACAAAGCCGTTGGTCGAGATAGAGAACAGCAGCGGCTGCTCACGCGCTGACATGGACTGCTTCATGTCATCGTAGATGGCGCGGTTCTTGATAGCCGCCAGCTCGTCCACGAGTACGCCGTGGGCGTTCAGACCGTCGAGCGTGTTGGTTGCACTCGCCAGCGCCGTGATAAAGCCGAGGTTGTACGGATAGTACAGGTCGCTCTGCCTCTTGCGGATAGCCGCCGCCAGCTCCGGCGACTGCTTTCGCATATTGACGCAGGCGTTAAAGCTCTTCGCCGCCTGCTCCCGCTTGGTTGCGATGGAGTAAATCTCCGGTGCACCCTCGCCGTCGTTGACGAGCAGGTCGATTTCGATACCGGCGCACTCGGTCGTTTTGCCGTTCTTTCGTCCCTCGACGATCATGCACTCCTGATACTGCCGCAGACCGGTGTGTGCATCGACAAAACCGAAGATCGCCTGCCAGCGTGCTTTCTGGAACAGCTCCAAGCGCAGCGGTGCGCCGAGCTTGCCCTGCGGCTGCTTGCAGAATCGCTCGACGAACTCAATGTGATGGTTTGCCAGGGCTTCATCGAACACCCACGGCCGGTACTTCTCCGGGTGTCGCAGCTTGTCAAGCAGGACGGCGCACAGCGTTCTGACCTTGCGGCACGCGGTGATTTTGCCGGTCAGTACCAGACAGGTGTACTGCTCAAGCCAGTTTTCACCCTCCGGTGCCGGTGTTTTCTTTGCTTCGCGCTCCATGCGTTTGACAAGACGTTCTCTCGCCTGTCTGGGGTCTGTTTTGGCTGCCGTACTGCTCACCTCCTCCGGTTTCGCCTGCTTTTGCGCTCTGACGGACGCACCCGCTCGTCAGCAATCCGGGTGCGCCGCCGTATCCTTGCCCATATACTCGATATGGGTGGACGGAATGGCAATACCGTCCGTCACAGCGCAAAAACAAAAAGAGCCGACAGCACCATCTCTGGCAGTCTGTCGGCTCTGGGCTCCAAGGCCTCTGGCTCTCGTTGTTACTTCTCGTTTTGGGTGTTCAAATTGGACACCGTTTCCCGCATTTTCCGATGCGGGCACTCCGTCACCTGCGATGCCCGCGTCCAGGCGCTTTCGCAAAATCCCTGGCTGTTGATCATCGGGCAGGTCAGCGGACAGATCGTGCGCTTTCCCATCAGCCGATACGCCTCCCTGCGGCCGTGCGCTGCCACTCAGTCAGGGCATTCATTTCCCCGTTGGACTCCGGCAGCAGGTCGCACAGCGTCTTGATGACCGTGGTGTAATTTTTGATCATCGTGTTGTACACTTCGACCTCCGGAGACTTCTTCGTGCCGAACTGATTTTCGCCGTTCTGGTACTCGGATACACAGCCGTTTTCGTTGATGGAATCCCGTAAATCCTCCAGAGTTACGGCCATAAAAGCCGCATTATCCATGAGTTTTTCGGCGGTTTTCCGCTTGTTTTCGTCCATTTTCGCAAAGACTTCTGCGAGCTTCTTGCGCTCGCGTTTTATTCTTGTTTCGGCCTTCGGTTTTCCCATGCCGCACCTCCTCTCAACTACACCCCTCCTGCACCCGTCACTCGGTGAAATTTGAGTGGGGGGTGCGGTCTTCCGCTGTTCAAAAATTTCGCCCGAATGGGGGGAGTAGGTTTCCGTCCTCATCAAAGCCGCAGCGTGCGCCACTGTGCTTTGTCATGTGCTCGATGTCGTGACAGTGATGGCACAGTAGCTCCAGGTTAGACCAGCCGAGCGTCCGTGCCGGATTACCCATGTCCTGCGGCCGCAACGCCTTGCGGTGATGCACGATCAGACCCGGCTTGCCGCATCGCTCGCACAGTCCGTGTCGGCTGACCATGTAAGCCTCGCGTGTATCATGCCATGCCGCCGAGTTGTAGAACGCTTTCGCCCACGGCTTTGCCATCAGCGCACATACTCCTGCATCGCGTGCAGCGCTGCGCTGGTGGACTCGATGATCCGGTTGATTCGATCAACGCGGCAGGTCAGCTTGTAGCGCTTCTCAAAGCTCGGTTCAAGTTCGCGTTCCTGCAGCAGCTCCTGCCGCCGCTGACGTAGCCGGTCGAGGTTTGCGTTGTACTCAGGTATCATTTCGCGCACCGTTTGCACGCGGCTCACCGCCTTTCGGGTAAAATAAAAAGCCGACGGCGTACACTCCTCGCGGGAATGTTACGCAGTCGGCTCGGATCTCGATGGATTCTGGCTCACGCCGTCAAAATCGACGACGGACTCGCTTTTGCACTTTTCACACCACAGTGGGAAATGCCACAGGTGGGTTTCGTTCAGCGTGACCTGCACGCGTGTCGGGCGTCCGCATCGCGGGCACACGATTTTCTTCTTCTGTTTATGATTATACACTCGTTTTCCGCTCCTGTCTACCCTTTCGGCGTTGTTTCTCCGGCCCTCTGTCATATGTTATAGACAGTTCCAAGCCAGAATCAACGCGCTTCTTTCCGCGCGCTGTCTTACTATTATAATGTATGGTTTTCGGCAGCAGGTATTTGATGTACTTGCAGCTGGCTATCTCGTTCCGGCCGCCGCCCTCATCGAGCACCTGTGCTCCGGGCGGTGCATCAACGGTCGTGCCGTCGTCTACCCACTCGTAAGTTGTGACCGGTCGGTCAAGGTTGCGCGATCCGACAAACTGTTTCTTGCCGTTGAGCGACGCTTCTCTCCGCTCCGGTAGCGAAAACAGGTTTGTTCCGAATGAAAAAAGCACAGTCATTTACACTAGGATAGTTATCCGATTTAAATGCAATCCATTC